ATAGAAAAAGGCCGCTGACCGCGGCCCCGAAGACGACTATCAGCGGCACCCTCACACCACCCACAAGTCCGCCGTCCTCACGAGGCGGCGACCGTCGGAATAGCCCATCGTCATGGTGATGAGGTAGGCGCCCGCCGTGGCCGGTGCGGTGACGCGGAAGTGCCCGATCGGTGAGACCACGGTATCGGCCGACACCACGCCCGGCACAGTCGCGCCCGCCAGACTCACCACGTAGTCAACGGTGCTCAGCGTGTCCGCGCCTTCTAAGTCGTTGGTCCCGTCAACGCCGTAATCGTCGGAACTCCCGGCGCGGATAGCCGGGTAGCGCCCGATGTGGACTGGTGCAGGGTAAGACATGGGCGCCCCCTAGCGGGTCGGAACGTGGAGAGTACGGGCACAGGCCGGGACTTCTAGCGTGCGTTCAGCGGTCGGCACGTGGAGTGTGCGGGCACAGGCAGGAACAGTGAGCGTATTATTGGCCGTCGCCGTGATGACGAGCGAGCGCGACGAGAGGCGGCGTAGCCAAGGCCAGAGACTCATGCCGGGTCGATGGTGACGATGGGATTGGCGGCGGCGTCTTCGGTGAGGGCGGCGGTCCAATCGGAGGTCACATCATCCTCTTGGTAGATCGTCAGCGTCCCACCGCTGGAGGTCACCTTATTACGGAGCAGACGGAGCGCCTGCTTGACCGTGCGCCCGACGCTAGACCCGCCTGCGATGTTCCTACCCAAGAGCGCATCCGCGTTCGCTACCGCCGTCGGCACGGCCGCGGTTACGGATGCCTTCATGGTGGCCGTCAGGTCGCCCGCGGTGGGTGCGTTGGTGAGGTTGGTGACGGTCGTTATCGTCCCCGCCGTGATGTTGGTCGGCGTGGCAAGGCCGTTCTGTATGGCCGTCACCGAAGCCGCGCCTACCACTACGCCGTCGGTCCCGGTATCAGCGAGCACGTCAGCGACCGCCTTCCCGAGCGATCCGGCGGCTACGTGCCCCGCCATAGCCTCGTCAAGTACCGCGTCTGCTATGGCACTCGCGGCCGGGGCCGCCGCCACCATGTCGGTATTGGTGGTGGTGGTGTCCACTAGGGTGACGTGCGCCACCGTGTCGGCGGCCGGGTCGAAGTAGGAAGCGGCTATCAGCGTCCGCGCCTCAAGTTCGGCGTTCGTCGGTGGGTCATATGCATTCAGCGCGTCGGTCGCTTCCTGCTGGATGGAGGCGAGCGCGGTAGCGTTCCAGGTGACGGTACTGTCGGACTTCGGAACCTTGGCGAGTTCCGTGGTCAGCGCCCCCACTTCGGTGTCCACGTAGTTGTCGATGGCGTCGATGGCGTTGGGTATGGTGGTCCCAAGCAGGAGGCCCGCCGTCCCCGCCCCATACGCACCCGGTATGGCCGTCGCCCACGGGTCACCCGCGGATCCGGCTGCGTTCAGCGCGTTACCCGTGCTGCCCGCGCCCAAGTGGCCGGCGATGGCTTCGTCCCACACTCCGTCGGCGATCTCCGCCACTGCGTCGGTGGCGAGCGCAGAAGCGGTAAGAGCGTTGGCGGCGAAGGAAGCGGCGGCGATACCACCCGCGGCCACCGAGCCCACTGCCCCCGTCACGCTCCCCACTGCCCCGGTGACACTCCCCACGCTGCCCGAGAGAGAACCGGTGACGGCGCCTGTAAGCCCGCCTGCGCCTCCGAGGGTGAGAGTGGCCGCCGCGCCGCCGTGCGCCCCGTTAGCGAGGGTCACAGCGCCTTGTGCGGTGTCTAGTTCCGCCTTGGTGGGCGGGTCGTAGACGGCCAGGGCATCGGCGACCTCGCTCTGCACCTCAGCGTCCCACGCGGCGTTCCAAGGCACGGCCGTGAGTCCCGCGCCCGCCGCCCCGATGTCGTCCGTCTGCGCTTCGATAGCGGCTATATCGGCGGACATGGACGCGCCCGCCGGAGCGCCCAGGCGTGAGTACACTTCGTCGAGGGTCTGCGCGGCGGTGTAGAGGGTGCAGATGAAAGGCACACATCCTGCCGTATCATCTTTGATGTACACCCAGACCGCATCGCCGTTCATCTCGCCCGCGGCCAAGACGACGGAGCACTGCCCGTAAGTCGTGTCCTCTTCGGTGATAGCGGCGGTGATGTCGGCGACTGCCGCCCCGTCGATGCTGTACTTCTTCGTGATCGTGCCGGGGTTGGCGATGATCGTTCCATCGTTCTTGAAGAGCGTAAAGTAGAGCGTGAAGGCTGTGTTCTTCTTCGGAGGGTACATAGACGCCATCGACTAACCTCCTAAGAAGGATGGGATGTACTGAGTACGCATGATGGACTGGACGGAAGCTACACGTTCATACGTGAACGCTAGAGTGGGTCGATACGATTCCGTGGCGTAGTTGCCGGTGTATATGTCTATGTATTCATTGCCACTAGGTGCGTTGTCTCCGCGTTGTCGGCTGGAAGAACAGTGGACGTAGAGCGTCCCCCCGAGCGCGTCTTGGATAGCCGTGATGAGCGCGGTGCCGTCATTGGTGAGCGTCTTAGCTCCTGTTCCGATAGAGGCCGAACTGATGCTCGCCAGGAGTGTCTTAGATGACAGTGATGACCCGGCCACCCAAGCGTTGCTTGCCACTGACCGCGCTTCAAAAGTGAAGTCGGTGTCGGAGTAGTCGGTAGCGACCGTCATCGACAAAGAAGGGCTAGTGACAGTCGCCCCGGCAGATATGCCAGACAGGTCGAAGACCCAGACGAACTGGTCGCACTCGTTGTCACTCGCGCCCCAGGTAGCCTGACCCACCCACGTCGTCTCACCGGTACTGAGTGCGGCGCTCTGAGTCTCTCGGGCCGTGGAATAAACCCCATAGCCGTAATAGTTGACGTCCGTTGACGAACTGCGAATAGTAGCGGTCGCCATACCTCTACCCTCTCGTCACGTTGGTGAGCGTTATCCCGGTGCTGTTGTCACCGTAGAAGAAGGGCTTGGTGGCGTGGTGGTAGACGCCGTTCTTGATCTCAGCGGTCACCCCGCCTTCATTCAATATGAGAGCCGACCCGCCGTAGGCGTCGAACCCGTCGATGACGATGTTGGTGGAATCAGAGAGCCGGATGCAGACGTTGGCTTCGGCGGTGGTGTCGTCCGTGTAGAAGGTGCAATCGGTGAATCGGATGTTGTCGTACTTGCCCGAGATGATGAGCGGGCACCCGTCGCCGCCCGCCGCCACCACGCCGCGAGTGTCGAAGACACAGTGGTTGAAGGTGAGATCGGTCGATACCCAGGTCGGCTCACCAGCGTAGACGTAGCCGTTGTAGAGGTGAGCCGCCCACCCACCGTTGATGTTCTTCAGGCGCAACCCCGAGAAGGTGAGTCGGTAGCACCTGTCGGACAGATACATGGCGTGGTCGAGCCGGGTGCCGTAGCCAGCGTCTATATCCAGGTAGGAGAAGGTCGAGTCCTGGCATTGCGAGAGGTAGAAGCCCTGCCGTGTGTAGTAGTCGGGATTGGCGTTGTCCCCGCGAGCGATGACGATGTTGGAGAAGTTCAGATAGTCGGCTATCGCTCCTTGACCTATCTTGATGCCATAGCCGTAGCAGTTGTGCATGAAGATGTTCTCAAGCGAGGCGTTTGTGACGGCTTGACTCGCGTTGGTCGCCACTTCCACACCGTAGTAAGTCTGCCCGCCGTTGCCGATAGCGTAGGGACCGACGATGTGCTGGTTCGATTCGAGGAACTCATCGACATGGTTCGGTGACGCAGCGGTGGGTTGCTCAGGCCAATAGAAGACTGCGCTCGGCGGCGTCGTCCACGTCGGTGTCGTCGGGTTAGCCACAGTCGTCTCCGTCGTCGCGGTGGGCACGGTGGTCGTGGTGGTGCCGGTCGTGGTCGTCTTGGGCTTGCCGCCCCTCCCCCAGCCCCCGTCCGGCTTGGCTTGCGCCAGAGCCGGGAAGCCGAGGGCTGCGGAGGCTAAAACGCCGACGATGAACTGGCGACGGTTCAGAGCGTCCCGCCCACCAGGCTGTCGAGCTTCTGCCGGAGTCCCGCCAGCGCCTTCGCCACGTCCAACTTCGGATCGCCCACCGCCACTTCCGTCCTATCCCCCGAGTCGAAGGGCAGGAAGGTGATCTCGTACATGGCGAGCGTGTCCGAGGCGATGCCGTGGTTGGGGAGGACGAGAGGTATCTGAGAGCCGCGAGGGATGTTCCGAATCCCGTCCACCGTGACGCTCTGGACCGACTGCTGCGTGCGGTTCCGGTAGGTGAGCATGGTGGCCGCCAGGATACTCGCGCTGGACTGATTCAGACCCGTCACCCCTAGCGGCGTTTCCACCGGCTGCTCAGCACCAGTCGTCACCGCTGCCGTCTCCACGTAGCGGTCGATGGGCTGATTGCTCACCTTGTTCGGCTCGATGCGCACGTCGTCGATGGCGAACTGGATGTACTGCTCGTGGCCCGATCGCACGTTCCCGGCGTAGCGTTCGCCCTCAGTGGGCGCGTCGAACCGGCCATCGGTGCGAAGACCGAAGCCTATGGCGATGACGTGCTTGTAGGCGTCCACGTCACCCACGAACATATTCCCGGGCAGTGGGAACTCATAGGTCTGCCAGGAGTCCCACGCGCCCGATGGGTCTTTGTCCATGATCCACGAGCCGCTATCAAGAGCGCTCACGGCGTTCACCTTGAGACTCCCCGGCGCGGCCAGAGCGGACTCGGAGGTGAACACGAACACCACCGGCCGCAGGTTCGGCTTGACCACGTTGTAGTAGTCGCTCTTCGGCTCCGCCGGTTGCGACCCGACGCTGCTATAGAGTTGCGCGGTGTCGGCCTTGACCGTCATCTTGAGGTCAAAGACGAGCGAGCCGAACGCCGGGTGGTACATATCCTGAAGGTCGGCGGGGATACGCCGGTAGCAGATGGGGATGATGTCGTCCCAGGCGACGTGCGTGCCATCCTGCGCGTGGTTCCAGGTGAAGATCATGCCGTAGGCACCGCGCTGCACGTAGCCCGCGGTGTTGGTCACGCCCCAGGTCGTCTCCCCCGCGTCGGTGAAGATGCCCCAACTGGTGACGGCCTCGGTGAACACTTGGTCGAAGTTCTCGATGCCGAGCGGTGGCACGGGCGGGTCGGGGATGCCGGAGTACATGATGCGGTTGGCGTACTGACTGCGGTCCTTCACCACGCGCACTTCGTCGCCGATCCGCCACTGGCTCGCTGAGTTGTTGGCCCGGTCGATGTTGTCTTTGAGCGTCACCGCGTAGGTCGGTTGGGTGGCAGGGTTGTACCACCAAAAATGCCACGCCCCCGCGATGTACTCCATGCGCCAGAAGTAGCCGGTGGCCGAGGCGAAGTCCCCCAACCAGGCGGCGAGCGTCTTAGCCTGTCCGGTGAAGGTCCGTATCGTCACCACGCCGTTGTCGCCCTGGACCTCTTCGCAGTGCGCGGTGATGCCCGTGGAGGTGCTGCCCGTGGGGTCTTCGACGATAGCCTCAATGACCTGCCCAAGCGTCATGTAGGAGAGCGTGCGCGTCACCCGCCAGCGGTCGAAGAGGCGCGAGATGTCGCGGGCGGTGACGGTGAGCATGTGCCCCACGTCCTTGCTCACGACCGCGCCGCGGAAGCTGATGCGCTTGCCCGCGCTGTCCTTGAGGTAGACGAGCACTTCCTCATCGTCGTCTATCCCGCCCTCGAGCGCGTCGAAGTTGTTGACGGTGAACTTGCACTCTGCCGGGGCGTTGGCCTTGAACGTCACGCTCATGCCGGAGACTGGATAGGTCGTCTGGTCGAGTGCCGCGGGCGTACCCTCGGCGTTCAGGTACACCTCTACGTCGCTCGTCTGCGTGGTCGGGCCGATGACCTCGGTGGAGTCAGCGGTAGACCAGTCACTCCAGTTGGTGGCACCCGTGCGGACCTTGACCCGGCGGTAGTAGGTCTGAGCCGTCGTGATCGTGGCAGAGTAGAAGAGCGCGGTGGAGACGACCGTGCCGGAGTCTTCCACTATGGCGGTGAAGCCCGCGTCCGTGGCGAGCTGCACCTGATAGGCCGTCTGCGTGTCCGAGTCGGCGTCGAAGTAGGTCCAGTTCGTCACCAGCGGCGCGGCCGATGTAGGCCGGGATACCAGCGTCGCTACTGGGAGCGCGCCGCCGTCGGCCACTACGAAGGTGTCTGTAGACGACCACGCCCCGACCATGCCGTGTTCGTCGGTCGCCCGGACCTTCCAGGTGAACGTGTCGATAGGTAGCCGCCCGACCTCAAGACTTGTCGCCGATGATGCGTTGAAGGTGCGCGCTTGGGTGGTCACCCCCGTCAACTCAAGTTCATAGGTGAGCGCGTCCCCGTCCGTGATGACGGAGCCGGTCCAGGCCAGGGTGACGGAGGTGAGCGAGTCGGTGTCGGCTTCGGCGGTGAGGACGGGCGCGGCCACGGCGGCGTCGTTGACGTGGATGTAGGCGCGCTTGTCGGACGAATAGACGTGCGCCTGTTGCGCGTCCTTCACTTGGACCTGGATGCTGTACGTCTTCCCCGGCGTGAGTGCGGAGCCGACGGTGTGGGACTTGGTAGCTGATGCCGTCCAGCCCGTGCTGTAGTCAACGGATTGGTCGGACTCATCGACGATGCTCAAGTTGAAGGACTGCTGCGTGCGCTCGAACGACCACTCGATGAGCGGCGTGGTGTCCGTCTCAAGAGTCGGGTCGGCCAGTGTCCCCTCGTGCGACGTGATCTTGACGCCCGTTGCCCCGGCCGCGATCTGGAAGTAGCCGCGTGCCGAGTCGAGGGTCCAGTTGCTTCCCCCACTGCCGTTCATGAGCGTGACGACGGCGTAGTAGGTGGTCGAAGCGGCCAGCGTCCCCGAGGGAATCTGTACTCGCGTCTCCCCCACCGCCGTCTCTGTGGAGTCCCACATCTCCGCGTCGGAGGTGTTGTAGACCTTGACCCGCCAGTGGGTCGTCTCGGCGTTCGCATCTATCCATTCGACGTAGGGCATGAGGTCGTCGGTGACGACGTAGGAGCCTGCGGCAGACCCGTTCAGGGTTGTGAGTTGAGCGGGACCGACCGCCAAGAGCAACTCATAGGCGAGCGTCCCCACCGCGCCGTCGGCCCCGTCTTTGACCGTCATCACGTAGTAGGTGTTCGTGCTGCCGTCCATCTTGCGCGTGGAGTCGGCGGTGCCCGTGATGCGTCTCACCCCGGCAGACGGGAACGAGGTCGTGTAGTCAACAACGTGTCCCACCGTCTGCGTGGTCGCACCGGAGGCGCTGTGTGCCGCCGTGCTAAGTGTGTCGGTGTACTTCACCAGCGTCAAATGGTCGTCGGGATAGACGCCTGCACAGTCAAGCGTGATGGCGGGCAGCCCCGTCGGTATCATCGTAGGCATGATATGAGTGCCGACGGCGGGTGTGTAGGGTGATGCCGAGAAGGCACTGCGCGGTGTCCCCGTGGCCCCCGTCTGCGCCCCGAACCGGACATTGGCATGGATGGGGCGAACGTAGAAGTTAGACCACGGCCCGGTTGCGTGAGTGTGTTGCACCTTGAGAATCCATGTTGACTTGGTTTGGTCCGCCCCCACGGTAATGGTGAATACCCGGTCTGCCTCAGTGGTGGTGTTGACTGCGACGGTATCGCTCGTGGCGGTGTAGCTGCCCGCGTCACCGTCCAGAATCACACGCACGTCAATCGGCGAGCCGATGGTCCCATATGCTCGCAGGATGACTTCGTAAGTACCCGCTTTGATGATGCCACCGATGGGATCCGGCAGGTTGTAGGTCAGCACGGTGACCCAGTTAGTGGTGGTGAACCCATCGACAACTGTGGCGTCGCTCAAACTCGCCTCTGCGGGCGTCATGCCTTCCGTCATGCCGTAGACGCCTGCGCTTACATTGGCCCCCGCGTAAAGCGTCCAGTAGCCCGCGAGGATACTCACAGCTCCAGCGCCCCTAGCCCCAGGAACTCGTCACAGACCCGGTAGAGGACGCCTTTGAGTTGGGCGATGGTGGTCGCCGACTCGATGCTTGAGAGGGCCGTTGTGTAGCTCACCGGCGTTCGGATGGTCGGCGGCGTGTAGGGCGCCCCGTCCAGGCAGACCTTCCCGCCGGCGTAGGACACGCGGCCCGCCGTCACCGCACGGGCGACACCCGCCACGTAGTAGTCGGGGTACTCCACGTCGATGACGGTGACGCCTGCGGGCGCGGGCGTGGAAGGAGTGACAGAGTAGAACTCGCGGATGGAGCCGTCGGGACGGAAGATGAGGCGCATCAGGAGCCCCAGAGGACGGAATCGTCGCTCGCCTTGTAGACCTTGGAGCGGGAGAGTGGGAAGGAGAAGGAGACAGTGTACTTGTGCGGCGACGTCTTGAAGCGGGTGATGCGGTCGATGGATGTCACGTCGCCCGAGTAGGCGTAGACGTAGTGCTCCGCGTTCGCGAAGTGGAAGGATATCTTCCGCTCGGCAGAGCCCGTCAACACCGCTGTCACGAACTCATCGACGGAGGCCCCCGTTATGAACATCTCCCCCGCGAGGGTGGCGGGGACGTAGCCGAGGGACTTGGTAGGCCAGAAGGTGACGTTGGAGCAGACGTGCTGGATGCGGGCGGCCGCGGGCGCGGGAAGTTCGATGGAGACAAGCGAGGAGTAGATGGTGGCGCCGATGCCCAGCTGAAACTCCGTGATACCGATGGCCGCCACTAGATGCCACCCAGAGCCGCGGCGATCTGCTGTCCGATGGTGACGCCGTCGTTGCCGGAGACGTTGATGTCGATAGTCTTCCGGTTGTCGTTCGTGGTGGAGCTCGGCTGTGCCCGTTGGTTATCGCGGGCGTCACCGTACCGACCGCCGCCGGCCGCCAGGGCCACCTCAGCCGTAAGACCGGACCAAGAGTCCCGCAGCCGCTGCTGCTGGGCGCCCATACCATCGAACATGTTCTGACCGATCGCGCCGGAGAGACCGGACACCATGCGAAGTAGATCGGCGACCTGACTCTCCATGCCCTTGCCGAGACCGGCAATGATGGCTTCGCCCTCTTTGTAGAGGAGCACGCGGTCTTTGTCGATGGGCCCTTTGAGGTCTTTGATCTTCCGCCCAAGGCCAGCGAGGAAGTCCGCCGTGGCATTCCAGGCCGCCTTGAGACCGTTCAGAAGACCGGTGAGAATCGACTTGCCGATGTCGTAGAGCCAACTCCCCGCACCGGTGAAGAACTCTTTGAACTTGGTGCCCATGACCATCCAGCCTGTGATCTCCATGTCCCACAGCCACTTGAGGCCCTTCAGGAGGCCGCGAAGAATGTCCTTGCCCAGGTCCAGTAGCCAAGAGATGGCACCAGTGAAGAACGCCTTGAACTTGGGGCTCATGTTCATGAATCCGGTCACGTCTCCGCCCCAGATGAACTTGAGTCCAGCGAGAAGCCCACGGATGATGTCCTTGCCCAGCTCTAGGAGCCACTCAGCGGCGCCGATGAAGAAGTCCTTGATCCAGCCGCCGATCTTGCCGCCCCACTCTTCCAGGTCGGCCCAGATATCCTTCATGCCTTCCCAGGCGCCGGTGATGATGTCTTCGCCGTACTGAACCAACCACGTCGCCCCATCGGCGAAGAAGCTCTTGACCTTCCCCGGCAGCCCACTGAGCCACGCGAGCATGTCCCCCCAGGCTTTCTTGATGGCGTTCCACGCGCCGCCGAAGGCAGCGGTGATCTTGTTCCACAGCTCACCGAAGAACTTGGCGATACCGTCCCAGTTCTTGTAGATGAGGAGGGCGGCCACGGCCAGGGCGACGACACCGGCGACGATCCAGGTGATAGGCGAGGCCCAGAGGGTGGCATTCAGGATCACCTGGATGACCGCCCAGGCTTTCATGGCCGCGGACACGACGCCGATGACGACGGCGAAGGCACCGAGCGCAGCCGCAATAGGAACAACGATATCGGCGTTCTCGGTGAGGAAGCCGAAGACCTTTTGCATGTGGGGCAGCGCTTCCGCCATCTTCTCGACGAAAGCCTGCTGTACCGAGCGCTTGAAGGACTCAAGTTGCGTGGCGGCATTGTCGTTGAGCGCCTGCCCCATCTTTTCGGTAGCGCCCGTGACTTCGCCGAGGCTGTCCTTGGCCGTAGAGAGTCCCTCCAGGAAGGCGGGGATCTCCTGAACGGACAGGTCCTCCAGCGGCGTGCCGAACAGAGCCAGCGCGGCCTGCGACTGTGCGACCGGGTCCTCGATGGCCAAGAGGCCGTCGACTATCTGTTCGAACGCCTGAGCACCGACCTCGCCGCCCTCAAGCAGCTTGCGTGACATCTCTTCCTGAGACAGGCCGAGAAGGTCGTATCCGAGCTTAGACGCATCGCTCATGTCGGTGGCCCGGATGGTGAATTCCTTCAGGGCGTCGCCGGTCTTGTCGATACCGTACATGCCCTTCTCAGCGCCCTTGACCAGCAGTCCGAAGGCCCGCTCGCCCTCGATGCCGATCGAGGCCAGGAACGGCCCGTACTCGTCGACCGCGTCCATGATGTCGTCACGCACAGCCGCGGGGACGTTCTGCATGCTGACGGTGAGGAGATCAAGCGCTTCCGTGGCGTTGTCGGCCAGCCCTGATTTCACCATCTGCCCGGCAACCTGGGCCGCCCGTGGTACGTCGACCTCGAACGCCGTCGCGAAGTCCATGACCTTGGCCGTCATGCCCTCGAGCTCGGAGGACGTAGCGCCCTCCATGCCGCCGATGGAGGTGACGACCGCGCCCACGGCGTTGGTGACGTCCTCCATGGAGTCGCCCCAGGCGCCCGCGTACAGGTTGGCGGCGACCTCGCCGTACTGCTCCGCTTTCTCTCCGGTGGCGCCCAGTTGCGCGCTCAGCTTGTCGGTGGCCTTCTCTACATCCATGCCCCCCAAGAAGCCTGTGCTGAAGGCGGCCCCCGCGATAGCCCCGGCGCCCAGCGCTGCTTTCCCAGCGCCGTCCTTGAGCTTATCCCCCCACTCGTCGGCCGTCTTACCGGCGTCCTTCTGTGCCTTCTCGACGTCCCGGACCTGCTGCTCGAACGTCTTCAGCTTGCTCTCGGAGGTCTCGATCTCGCGGCGGAAGGCCCGGTACTGGCCGGCGTCGATCTCGCCGGACTTGTACATCTTCTCGACATCGCCCTGGGCTTGGCGCAGTAGGTCGAGCCCCTTACGGGTCTCGGCTATTTTCTTCTCCAGGAGTTCATGCTTCTGGGCCAGAAGAACGGTGTTCGAGGAGTCGAACTTGAGCCCCTTCTCGACCTGGCCCAGTTCCTTGTTGATGTCGTTGGCGGCCCTGCCGATGTCTTTCATGGCGGCTTCTAAGCCTGTGGTTTCGCCGCCGAGTTCGACTGTCAGGCCCTTGATCTTTCCGGACACGAGTTCACCTCCTTAGCCGAGTATGGAATTGATGTCGTCTTGTGTGGCGTAGCGGGCGGAGGCCTCGTCCTCTCCGACCCACAGCTCCACGAACGAGGTGTAGTCGTCGAGCGTGAAGAGATTCAGCTCATCGAAGGAGAGGCCGATACGCTTGGCCGTGACGAGGATCCCGAGACCGGGGTCCTCTTCGAAGCGTCTATCGCGTGATTTTTTCCGCTTCTTTGGCGGCCGCGGCGCTACGAAAGAAACCCCTCGTGGCTTCCTCGAGGACCACCTCCCACATGGGGCCGTCGCTCAGGTCGACGTCGACTGTCCCCAGCCAGCCCTCAAAGCTCGGGAACTCGCCCCCGAGCTTGGCCGTCTTGCACATAGCCCAGAGGACTTTGAGCAGCGAGAGGAAACGGACATCCTCCGGGCGGCCTTCCTGCAGCGCTTTGAAGCCCATGAGATCGCCGATGAGGTCGGCTTTCGGACCGAACTCCCGGCTGTAGATGTAGAGCGTGATCGGCGATGCGACGATGGTGACCGTCTTGTCGCCGATGGTGACTATGCGCAAGGTATCCCTCCTCATACAGAAGGGGCCGCCCCTGTGCTCTTAAGGGCGGCCCCCGGTTGTGGGGACTCGGGCTATGTGCGGTGGTTAGGAGACTATGCCTGCGGGCTCCGTGACGGCGGTGTACCAAGCATCGAACACTGCCGCGTTGGAGACCGTGCGCTCGATGGCGGCCTTGACCAGCCACGTGCCGTCGATCTCGATGGGCGTCATCGTGAGGGCCAGGGTGCTGGTCTTGACCTCCGTGGTATCCGTCTTGGTTCCGTGCTCAACCTTCGGCCGGTCGGCGGTGCATTTGTAGAACACGTAGCGCTTGTTGGCCTCGTTGCCCGCCACCTCGAAGAGGAGGGCGAACGGCTGGGGCAGGCCGTCAGAGATCTCGACCAGCATGCCGCTGGAATCTACGCCCCAGCCGAGCATGTCCGCGAGGATGGTATCGGGGATGAGGGCCGCCTCAAGCTCGCCGGTGTAGCCGTTGTTGGTGTTCGACACGTAGTAGGCGATGTTGTCGGCGTAGAACTTGTCTTGGCCGCCCTCGGGGTCGAGGCTCATGTTGACAGCGCCCGGGATAGCCACAGGCGCAGCATAGACGCCCGTGGCTTCCGTGAGCATCGCGATGTAGACCCTTTCCAGACCGAACAGCACTTTGTTTGCCACGACTGCCTCCTTTAGACTCTGACTTCGTACAAGACCATGTACATATCCTCGGTATCGATGAAGGTCTCGGCCTTTAACCAAACCAGACCCAGCGCCTTCAACTGGGCCTCGACCGCTGCTTCTGCCGCAAGGTTCTTATTCTCGGTGTACAGCTCGATGTGGTAATCGCCCAGCGCCGCATAGTTCGTGTTGTCGGCCATGAAATCGGCTGACTCTACGAAGAAGTAGCAGATGAACGGCGGGTCCTGAGCGCTCTTGAACTGCCGGTAGCGAACCGGGTAGCCGGTCAGCTCCAACCCCACACAGAGGTCTTGTGCCTCCATCGGCTACCCCCCGTTTTCGATGATGCGCTTGATGTTCTCTTCCATCTGCCGGAGCCGCGGCTCTGCAACCGGCGCGACGTGCGGCCGACCCGCCACTCGGCCGCCGCCCCGCTTGGCGTGGCCGTGCTCAAGGAGGTGCACGAGGCCGGGTAACTTGGCGTTGTGGACAGTGCGGCTGGTCACCCCCTTCGAGTCGCGCTTGGTGATCGTCCAGCCCTTCTTGTATTTGCCCGTGACTCCCACCGGAGACCGGGATTCCACGCCCTTCTTGATGTCGGTCGCAGCGGCGTCGACCTCTTGGCGGATGGCTTCCGATACGTCTTCCGTGTACTCTCGCAGCGCATCCACAATGGCCTTGCCGACGTCTTTGCCGCCGATCGTCCTAGCCATTGGCGACGGTCCTCTGACAGCTGAGCAGAGTCCACTCCCCGCGGCGCTGGGTCCGAATGATCTCGTACTCCAGATCGTCGACCGTAAGGAGCTTCTCATCAGCGTAATCAACTGAGCGCACCTGGTACTGCCGTTCGGGCTTCATGCCGTTCCGACCGGCGTCGTAGTACTCCGCACTTGAGACCGCGAACTCGTTCGCGTAGACCTGCCGCGAGGTACGGGCCGCCACTTCCTGGCCGATCGCATCCTGGGTGTAGGTGAGGGCGACGAGGTCGATGACTGCATCGAATCTCACAGCACCGTCACCGCCGCGTCTGTGACCGTCGTGGCCGCCAGGCGGCTAAGCGTGACCACACTGCCCACGATGGCCGTAGCCTGAGCGACAAGGAGCGCCCCACCCGCGCCTGCGCCCACGATGCTCAGCCAGGCGTCCTCAGAGATGGCTGTCGCGTCGTCCACCGTGAGGTCGGCGCTCCCCGCTGCGATGTCTCCGGTGATGCCCGTCGTCACGGCCTGCTGGTACTCAGCAGACAGGGCCAGGTGAGTCTCGAGCGACCGGAACGAGGCCATGTACTTTTCGCTGTCGGGATTGTCGAGGCCGAACTGCGCCTGCGCGTAGACGATGATGGCCCGCTTGATGAGGGGAGCGGGGTCCGTCGCACCGGCGGCCGCGGCTGAGACGCCGGACAGCATGAGGTCCACCACGGCTGCGTCGATGATGCCCTCGATCTCGTCGTCATAGACGATGCTCGACACGCGCAGAGCCGTCTTCACGGCGCTTATCAGTGCTAGTCCCGCCATGTCCCTCCCTAGATGGACTGCAATTGTTGGTCTTCGCAGCCCACGAGAGACGCCTGTAAGGGTCTCGCATCGGCCATGGTGAGCCGCTCTGTCGGTGTGATGTGTATGCAGGGCACACGCCAGTCCACCATCAACCGACGCCCGGACTGAGTCAGCCTCCAGGTGGCGTGTACGTCGAGACCGATCATGTCGCTCCACGTCGAGCAGTTAAGTTCGCGATATACCGCCGCGGTGGTGAGCACACAGTAGAACCCGGTGGCGTCCACCAGCTCAGGCCGGGGGCCAGGCATGACGGCTTCCTTCTGAATCAATCTGCCGCCTTGCTCGAGTATCCGCCAGACTCCCGGCGGCCGCGCCCAGCTCCACCTGCCCACCTCTGCCCCGATCGCCCAATCACAGTCACGCCTGGTCTCTAGTAGGCGTGAGAACGTGTCCGGCGGTATCAACGTGTCATCTTCCAGTAGCAGAAGCGCACCATCGCCCACCAGGGACTTAGAGGCTTCGCGCATCATCGCGTGACGAATGCGCCGCGGCCGGGGATGACGGTCTTGTGGCGCGGCACGTCCCGAGGTCACCACGTCGGCGGCCGCGAACGGTAGCCGCTCGCGCTCGGCCCGTATCGCCTCTTCTATGCCGCCGTCGTCCGTGTCGATGTAAGCGATGAAGTGGGCACGCTCGAAAGGCACGTCCGACGCCCCGAGCGCCTCGAAGAACGGCGCCACAGCCCACGCCCGGGTGAACGGGCAGAAGACGGTGAGGTCATTACCCACGCGCCACCTCCGCGACTACCTCCCGGTACATTGGTGTGAGCCGTTCCCATGAGAGCGCTTCTCCGAGCCTTTCCGCCTCTTGATACACCGTTGCCGCTTCTTCTGGGTCTAGTTGGCAGAAGTCCTTGACCTTCGCGGCCAGCGCGCCCACGTCTGCGGTGTGAATATCGATAATGCTCCGCGTCATGAACTCGCCGGTCTTCGGGGCCGGAACACGCCACGCGTCGGGGAGCACCGTGTCGTTCGGGCTCACGTCCGTCATGATCACCGGGATTCCCGAGCCAAGCGCTTCCTGCATCGGCAGGCACAGGCCGCCGTACTTGCGCGGGAGCACCAGACAGTCGAAGCCGCTGTAGGTTTCCCAGTAGTTGAGGACGTCTGTCGTGTCAACCGTGATGCGGGGATCCCCGTCCGCGAACTCGCGGTATGTCTCTCCCCCGCCCTGCACCCGGATGGTGAGCGTGGCGTCTGAGCACTCCACCCGCTTGAATGCTTCGATAGTCTCGCGCGTCCCGTTGCGGTCGTGTATGGCCGGCCGTCCCGCAACGTGCAGGAAGCGGCGGAAGGTACGTCCCTCGTGCGGCCTCAGCTTCTCAGTCGCTACTGGCACAGGGAGCAGCCGCTTGTTCTCAAACGGCAGGTCCTCAAAGTGCCACGGCGACGGCAGGGCAAAGAGGTCGGGCAGCGGCAGGTTCGGCCGCTGGTGGTAGTCGTTGAACTCGTGGTTGGGCTGCAAGATGGTCTTCACCCCAGCTCGCCGGCACGCGCTGAACAGTTCGTAGCTGAGCGGCGTCTCGCAGACGAATACGACGTCCAGATCGGCGATGAAGCGGGCGATGTCTCGGACGGTTGGAAAGCCGACGGTGGGGATGCACTCGAAGTCCCTGTAGCGGTCAGGGTGCTGTTCCATGTGGTTCAGCCGGGACAGGTCCACGAGCAGCACCCGATCGGGCCGCATGTGCTCCGCGAACTCCAGTGTCTGGACGCCTAGCCCGGTGTTGGTCGAGTAGGCCAGCAGGCCCAGGCGGGGGTTAATAGAGCCGCCCATAGATCTGCCCGCCCATGGTGTGACGCCCGATGATGTGCAGGTTGTGAGTGAGGGACAGCTTCGCGATCATCTTGCCGAAGATGACCGCACTCGCGGAGTGGAACTCCATGGTGATGTAGCGGGCCTTCATCAGCACCCCAGGATCCGCTCCGGCGATGATGCCGTACTCGGACCCTTCGCAGTCGATCTTGAGGATGTCGCAGTTGGCGATGCCGTTGTCGGCGAAGACCGAGGCAAGCGAGATGGTGTCGACCGCCTGCCTGACCGCCGCTGGGTAGTTCGCCTCAGCTTCCTGGGTCAGTCTCTTGGCCCCCATGATGAACGACGCGCCCTGCCCCTGCACGAGCTCCGCGGAGCCGGCTTCCCGCGCCACGCCAAGATGATGAGGATGGATGACTGATTCGAGACCGTTGGCTCGGATGTTCGCGAGAAGCACGCCCCAGTTCAGGTCGTCGGGCTCGAAGGTGTGGATGCTCTTAGCCCCGAGCGCCGCGCAATAGACGTCGAACGCCCCGATGTTGCCGCCGATGTCCACCACGACGCCGGTGTCCGCGAGGTCCCCGGCCACGACCTGGTAGACGTTCTCCACGAAGATCTCGCGAATGACTATCTCGTCGGTGACCGTCACGTCGTAGCCGGCCTCGGTACGGGTCAGGAACTCGTACCACTTATCGGCACAGGGCACCTTCAATACCCTATCCATCAGCAGGCCGCCAGTGTGTCGAAGATCTGTTGCAGCCGGTGGGTGTAGGTGCAGTCGGCGAGCACCTTCACGTGCCCGGCCCGCCGGATGGCTTCCCGCTCTTCGTCGTGGGTCAGGTAGTGGTCGATGGTGTGTTGCAGACCATCCCAGTCGTTGAACGTGTAGTAGGCCAGGTGGTCGTCGGTCAACTCTTCGTCCATACCCACGATCCGCGGGTGCACGAGGAACCCGCCACGGCCGAGCACTTCATACGCCCTGTCGCTGGTGTAGTACGGATAGTCGAACCCCATGCAGAGGGTGTCGCCTACGACGATCTTGGTCGAGGCGTACAGCTCGTTCAGCGCGTCGCTCCGGACCAGGCCCAGACCCTGCGGTCCCCAGTGCTCGAAGCGGCCGCCATAGGTGCGTCGCAGGTAGTCGATCAGCTGGCGGCGATACGGCCATTCCTGATGGTAGCGGTAGCTGCCAACGAAGATGACGTCGTGTGTTTTCTCGCGGGCTTCCAACCGGCAGTCGCGCTCCACCACGCCGGCGCGGACGAAGTGCCCTCGCGTAGTGGTGTTCGCATTCAGCCAGTCGGCCATGAGCTTATCGACCGTGAAGAAGTGGGCGACCTGCATGTAGTCGTGATTCTGGTACTCGCGCCACCGGCCTATCCCCATGTATAGGTCGAGATGGTAGGCGAACGAGGGCACGCCACGTTCTCGCAAATCTGCGAGCACGTCACGCATCGGCCGGCCGGGCGTGCGCCAGCCATGGGTGTGGACCCAGAAGAAGAGGTCACAGCCGGCCGCGGTCTCCTGAATGGTCTCTCCCGTGGCTTCTGTCTCCTGCAGCGTGACGACCTCGAAGCCCAGGCGCTCGCGCATGGTCCAGAGGTAATCGTTCTCTGAGCAAAAGCCGGCGCGGAAGTTACCGAGAAAGGCGACCTTCAATCTCTATCCCCTCTTTGAAGTTTTGGAGGGCGGCCCCCGAAGAAGAGCCGCCCTCCCAGTCAGGGGGTCAGACCTAGCTGACCTGTGCCACCGTGCACTTGGCCCACGAGCGGGTATCGCCGAGGCGGGCTTCGAAGAGCGCGTAACCGCCGTAGACGGTCTCGCGGGTCTCCACGTCCCGGTCAGACTCCACGTTCGGAGCCTCGAACATGTTGGCCTTGACGGTGGCCGGGTAGCCGATGTAGAAGACGCTGTCAGCCAACGTCTCGTCCATCTTCACCGCGGTGCCGTAGATGCGGCCCTGCACGGTCGGGTCATCGGTCACTGAAGACTCGATGAACTTCTCGCGGCCTTCCAGATCGACGATCGCGGCGATCTCGTTCCAGATGGTGAAGCTGTTGGCGTACAGCACCTTCGGACCGCGGCCGCCTTTCAGCATCCCCAGGAGCTGGCGCATTTCCTGCGCGTCCAGCGTCGTGGACGTGGTCAGCACGTTGGCAACGATGACGTCCGTCGAGATGGCATCGAAGACGTGATCGTTCATGAGGTGGCCGATGCGGTCGGACAGGGTGTCGATCAACCAGCCCTCGAACTGCTCGATGGACTGGATCCGCATCTTGTTGCCGATCTTGGCCGAAGCGCGGAACTCTACACCCGTCATCGATACTTTGACGAGGGTGATCTTGAGGTTGTTCGCGTTGGCCGTGTTCTCGGACGTCTCAGCCGCGTCGCCTTCGACGATGGTGGTCGCCTGCTGGAACTCCACAGCGCCTTCGAAGCCGGTCAACGAGAGATCTCCGAGCAGGGCGTACTTCTCGCGGATCATGTCGACGATGCCGAGCTGGATGCCGGTCGGCAGCACAGCCGTGGTGTTCGTGGTCAGGTACGTCCAGGCGCGCTTCTCGATCTCGTCAAGCTCACCCAGCTCCCACCCACTCCGGGCGCTGTGAACCAGGTTCTTGAGCCAGGCGGTGCGGTACTCCTTGGAGGCCGCGTTGAACGTCCGCTCTTCGGGCTGGGCGGCGGGGGTCGGGAAGCTGCGGACGATGGGAGAGGGTGAGGCGAGCACCTGACCAATAAGCGCAGAGCGCTTCTCGGCTGCCTCCATGAGGGCCTTGCGTTCCTGGGCCAGGGCATCGACCTCGGCTTCCAAGGCAGTGAGATCTGCGTCGGGACTGTCGAGCAGTCCGCGGATCTCCGCCATGCGTTGCTCGATCTCTTGCAATCGATTCATGATGTGCCTCCTTTTTAATACAAGTTCGTAATGATCTGCAGCACTTTGGCTCTGCGCGCTTCCGTCTCCCGGTGCTCCGTCTCGATCGCTCCGTCGACACGTGCACGCGCGCTTATCTCGGTCGCATCGTTGGCCGGAATGCTGACCGCCGACACGTCGAAGATCTTCTTTACCTTCATGATCGTCCAGGTCTTGGTGTCGGTGTTGTAGCTGTCTTCGAGCACCGTGAAGGCCCAAGACATGCGGGTGATGAGGCCCGCCTGAATCTCCTCATAGAGGTCCCTGGCGGCCTTGCTCTTGGAGAGGTCGGCGGCCACGAAGATGCCGTGGTCGTCGGGTTCGATGATGAGCGTGTCGTTCGACAGCCGCGCTAGGACTTTGCCGACGTGGTCGTACTGCATGATCACGTCGGTGATGTCGGCGCCGGACAGGGCGTTGCGGTCGATCTGCTCGCTGTAGTCTCCCCACAGCTTGTACGGCTGGTCGAATGTGGCGGCGTAACCCTCGACGTAGTGCTCGCTGTCGAAGCGCTTCTTCTTCCCTTCTTGCGCCGGGAGAAGGCTGACCAGCGCCCGATACTGGAGTCTCTCAGTTCTGACTGGCATCGTTGCCCCCTCCGTTGTTCGCGGGGTTCAGGTAGGACTTCGCGTTCTCGACGGTGTTGGTCGGCAGATTGGCGATGTCGATGTATTCGCCCCTGATCACCCACCGCTCCTCACCAGGAGGTCTGGGCAGGTTGAACACTTCAGCGGCTCCGTAGTTGCTCATCAGGCCGCGGTCGACCAGTTGGGTAACGACGCTCACCTTGGTCGTGTTCGAGGCGTATTGAAGCCGGTTCGAGCTGAACATGATCTCGTTAGACCGGGCCCGCTCCGCCCGGGTGAAGGTCATGCGGGTCATCTCCAGGCCGAGCTGGAGGGCGAAGGGTTCGATGGCCCCCTCGTAGAATGCGTTCCACTCCTCCTCGTCGAAGGAGTTCTGGAGGATCTTCTCGTTGACGCCGAAGTAGCTGAAGACGTTGGCGTTGATGAGCGCCATTTGCTCAGCGTCGATCAGCCAGGGTTTGGACTCGATCTGCTTGATGTCCGCGTACTTGGCGTCGAACATCATGACGCCCGACTTGTTGTCCGCTGAGAGATTGTCCGCAGCGAACCGATCGCGCTCCTTCTTGATGTCCTCCGGTCGCAGCGTCTGGCCCAACTTGGCCATAAACCGGATAGTGGCCGCGGACTTGACCGCCTCTTCCATGCCCTCTCGCTGGATCGTCAGCAGGTCGAGCGTCGGGGAAAGCGCCTGATTTCCGGAGCCGAAGAAGTCATCGGCGTACTGAAACCTTGTGAGCACTCCCACCCGTGTGAATTCGATGGCCGCCCGCTGCCCGTTTGAGAACGAGTAGCGAAGCCAAGGCTCGCCCGCAACCTCGATGATCTCCGTCCGATTAGGCAGGAGCGGGTAGTAGCCGACAACACTTGACCCCGTGATGTCGGTGAGCGGGACGATGTAGGCCACCGTGTCCATGTACAGGATGGTGGCTAACCGGTAGAGGAACTGGGCCGTGTTTTGGTAGTCGCTCGGCGCCACCGCGAGCATGGCGCCAAGCTTCGGTCGAGCGCTTCCCACTACCTCTGGTTTCAGCTTCGAGGCGTGATTGGCAACGGCGTGGATGGCCGTTCGGGTGAGTTCCATCTCGTAGATCGAGCCCTGCCAGGAGGTAAAGGCCGGAGTGTAGGCGGTCAGCGTCTTGAAGTAGGCAGAGACGGCGTCGGCCTGCTGAGCCGGTTTGGGTCCGAAAATCTTCTCGAATAGGCCCGTGATAGCCTCCTTCGCTTTAGGCAACAAAAAACCCGCCGGAACGGGTTCTTTGTAAAGAATATTTCGCCTACCTTACCGAGCTATCACGTCCGAGGTAGAACGGCGGAGTTGCTCTGCCTGCCATTCGCGGACGGCTGACGGCTGATAGCGGACGGCCCCGTTCATCTTGAGATACGGCGGCCCGATGCCCCGCCATCTCCAGTTTGCTAGGGTCTGCTCAGAAAGGCTGAGAGCCCCGGCCGTCTCCGGCGCGGTCCAAAGCGGTTCGTCTACCATGATGGAACACCTCCAAGTCGGGAACACCTGGAGGTAAGGTTAGAGAGACTAGAAGCGGAAAAACACGCAACCTAAAGGCGGGAGCGGTCTAGGTTGCAGGTTTTCGCGGCCGCCCACGCTCGCTAGATCAGATTCAGGTAATCCTCGCGCTTGGCTCCGAGGGCTATGTATCCACAGGCCAGGGCGACCAGGCCGTCTATCCGCTTGCGGGGGTCGCTCCCCTTGACCAGCTGGATGTTGGCGTTGATGTCCGTCTTCACCTCAGCATTGGAGTAGCACCACATGTCGATCGGGTGCGAATTGTGGACGATGCGGTTGGCCCGAAGATCGGCCCTCAGCTCTTTCAGCGGCTGCGACATGGTGGCCACGCCCTGGCGGACCTTGATCATGGAGTTCTTACCGAACTCAGCCTCGAACTCCGCGAGCAGTGAGTCGTCGATGTGCCAGGGGTCGTAGCCGATCGCGAATAGGTAGAGGTCGTCCTCGTACTTCAACTCCCGGTACCAGTCCAAGAAGACGTGCTTGCTGACCTTGTTGCCCGGGTAGGTCCGCAGGAGGCCCCGCTGCTCCCAGAGCAGGTAGGGCACGTTGTCTCGCTCGCGTCGATTGCCGCTGGCCGCGTCCTGCTCGAGCACCGACTCGGGCAGCCAGTACATCGACCGCAGGTATATCCGCTCGTCGAGCGTCCCATCGGGCAGCCGGCGCATGCACAGCGCCACCGCGGCGTTCAAGTCGATGCTGTCGGCCGCGTCGAAGCCACCGATCCCGTAGCGGAAGCCCATCTCCTTAAAGTCGAAGGTCTCATTGTTCTCGATGTCCCCGTAGTTCAGCCAAGCCGTCGCCGTGTTCTCGATGAGGTTGAAGTCCTTCACCATGACGGTCGGCTTGTAGGCCGGGTCATCCTTAGCCTTAGCCACGGACTGCCTAAGGAAGTCGATGCTCTTGATGGTCCCGAGGCCCGGGTTGGCCTTAATCCAACACTCTTCCTTGTCCCATTCGGCCCGGTCGTCAAGCTCGTAGATGAAGGCGATGAAATGATCGCTCGGCTCGCTCAGCTTGCCGTAGAGCCAGTCGGTGGCGTATTGGTATTGGGAGTCGAAGATGCACTCGCGGACGAAGCCGTTGGTCGAGATGGTGAAGAGGAGCGGCTGAGCGCGGGCCGCCATGCCTTGCTTCACCAGGTCGTAGATGTCGCGATTCTGAATCGCTGCGAGCTCGTCAATGACACCGCAGTGGACGTCCAGACCGTCGAGGCTCTTCGTGTTCGAAGCCAGGGCCCGGATGAATCCGAAGTTGAAGTCGATCGCCAGGCCGTGGATGTCCTTCCGTATCCACTTGCGCAGTTCGGGCGACTGCTTCACCATCTTGTGCGCCGCCGCCCATCCGATCTCAGCCTGGTCCTGCTTCGTCGCCACGTTGAAAACCTGGGGCGAACCTTCGTTGTCGTTGGCGGCCATGTCGATCTCGACGGCGGAGATCGTCGTGGACTTGGCGTTCTTGCGGCCCATAATCCACAGGACTTCGCTGTACTTGCGGATGCCCTGTCCGTCGACGAATCCGAAGACCACCTCGAGGATTGCCTTCTGGAAGAGCTCCAACTTGAGTGGGTGGCCCAGCTTCCCGCTGGGGAGTTTGCAGTACCGCTCGATGAAGCCGGTGTGTTTCTCAGCTACCTGCTGGTCGAAGTGGTAGAGCCCGGGGTGCTCATAGTCGTGCATGACCTTGGCGGCGACGAGGCGCATCTTCTCGCAGGCCGTTACGCTTCCGTCGAGGATACCCCCGAAGTATGTGCTAAGCGCTCCCACCGTCACCGCTCATCCATGGAGGCAGCGCCGGTTCTGGTTTCGTCGCCCCACCGGGCAGCAGTTCGAAGAGGGCACGGACGGTCGCTCGGTACTGTGGCATGTAGACCGCGTACAGATCGGCCTCGGGAGAGCGCTTGACGCCCCACTGGTCGGGACCGTTCTGCCAGCGGATGACCGGGCCGTAGCAGTTGATCTGCTCCTGCAGCGCTCCGAGGGTGGCCGCGAGAAAGGCCGCGCTATCAAGCAGCTTGTCCGCTGCCTTCAGTCGCTCCGGATCCATCTCTTTGAGGAGCCGGCGAAGGCGCATCTTCTCGCGACGGATGGCCCGGCTGGTGGCGGCCTGAGCCTCAGGGGACCGTTCGGCGGAAGGGTTCAGGTCAGCCACGTTGCCCCCCCTCCTGTCCGTTCTTTGCCGTCCGCTGGAATGTGCCTCCCGACACCGGTCCCCCGAAAAGCCGTTCACTTTTCAGCATGGGGGGAGGGTACCGGGACCAGATCGCCATTCGTATCGAACGCAAAGCCCTTCCTGGTCGCGCTCGTCCGCTTCAAGTGCTCGTCATCGTGGCAGTCGTGGCACAGAAGCTCGAGATTCCAGAAGCCGAGCGTGATGTGCGCGTCGTTCACGTTGGCCGGCGTCAGCCAGACGATCTTGTGGTGGACGATCTTCCCCGGCCGGCCGCATCGCTCGCAGATCCAGAAGACGCTGGCACCGTAGGACTCACGACAGTCCTTCCAGCCACGACTGTGATAGAACGCGTATGCCCACGGCCTAGCCACGTTCTCCCAACAAGAAAGGCGGGCATCGCCGACCTTGGATTCGCTGCCTGATTTTGGGCGCGCTGGTACCCCCAAACGCGGACAGCATAGACGAATCCTCTGTGGGTGTCAACTCTTCCGCCCATAGCGGTCTTCATGCACACGGAAAAGCCGCCCCACCGCCAGCGTGACCAGATGCTCGAACGTGTCTTTGTCCCATCGGCTCTTCTGGTTACCACGCAGGCCCAAGCGCTTCGCCACCACGCACCATCCGTGGTTCTCGCAGCTCATGCCCTGTCGATAGTAGAGATCCAGCAGTCGCCAGAGGTGAGGGTACTCAAGCCTCTCCATGCAGCGGTCGATCTCCGCACGCTTCCGCATGGCGCAGGTGACCAGCAGGCCGTCAGACTCGTCTGCCCCCTCTGCATCGTAGCGGCCGGTGCCCCGTGTCTCGAGGAACTCGGTGTACTGCTCGAGGCCGGTTTCACGCAAAGCCTCGGGGCTGTGGAAGCGCCAGGTCCAGACCGGTGTCTCATGCGCATCTTGGGTCTCCTGGGTCATGACTGGCCCACCGCAGCACGTTCCTTCATAAGCGCCTCCACCTCCTCGCCATCCAGCCACGTGAGCAGCCTCTGATCTGTCCGTCCACTCCCCATCTCCTGCAGAACGGTAAGCCTCCCGCATGTGATGCGCACCGTCCGCGTGGGCAGACAGCGACTCCCGTGATCCTCGGGCCTGCGCCGGCGCCCCTTCACAACCGCATCTCCCGGGATCCCTGCTGCGCCAGTAGGGCCGCCTCACGCATGGCGGAGCGAATTGACTCCTTCTCCTCGGACGTCAGCGGCCTCGGTGGCGGCTCAGGTTCGACAGGCTCCCGCGGCTCCGGCGTCTGCAGGTGGAGTTGCTTCACGAATGCCTGGAGCGCCGATCGTAGGTTGGCCTTGACCGCCCCGTCGAGGGCCTTCATCTGGAGCTGCTGTATGGCGGTGGCTAGATCGGCCCGGTGGAACGCGGCGCCGAGTTGAACCAAGGCCGCTCTATCCTCCCTCGGGTGTCGTTTCCAACCCTCTACCTCCCACAGCTCGATGAGCAACGCATCCATGGGGTCGTCGTCGTCCAGGGGGTCGGGAAGCGACGGGGGTGTCTCCAAGGGTTGATCATCGATGCTGCTGCTGCGCTCTTCGTCGTCGCCCTCGCGCGCGCCCGCGACGGCAGCAGCATCTTCTTTAGGAAGGTCTTTACGTTCTTCCAAAGTCTCTATGTATTCAATGGTGCCACCATGGTGGCCCTCCCCAGTGCCACCATGGTGGCACTGTCCTGGTACATCATGGTCTACCAGGGATACATCCTGGCCCTCTGCTAGCACAGTGGCAGAGGGCACGCTCCATTTTCCCCACGCTTCATAGTCTTTATTGAGTCCAAGAACAGCCGACTGAGCGAATGATGGAGGGCTTACCTGCACAAGTACCTTCTCCCGGATTAGGTCCTGTATGCCCTTGCGAATGCCGCTCCGAGCGCGACCCGTCATCTGCTGTAGAAGGGTCTGTGAGATAGCGGCTGCCTTCCGGCTGTGGTCTCCATAGGTCCTGCGAATGACGGCCAGCACGATCTCTTTGTGCGTGGCCGGCATACCCGACAGGAGCAACGCATCGAACAGCTCCTTGGAGAACTGGACGAAGGGCACCGGCTGGGGGTTAGCCATTGTGTTTCACCCACAACTTCCACGTCTTGCCCTCATCTGTGGATCGCCACTCGACCATCGTCGACTCTTGTAGGAGTTCATTGTGCAGCACCGCATAGGTCTGTTGATCGAACTCTAGCGGCCCACACACTCCATCCACCGTCCAGTCGCCTGCATCTAATACAAGCGCAAGAAATGCCCGATACATCTGCTTTTCTGCTTCCAGGGACTCAACCTTTCCCCTAAGCTCTTCCATCCGCTCAACCCACGGGTGGCTATCATTCCGCTTGTTTCGGCACACGCTGTACATGTACGGTCGCCACTCATCTGCGCCCCTGAGTTGGCCTGACTCGATCTTGGGAGTAACCACCGAGAAGGCGTACTCGATCACCTCCGGGCTGTTGCTGACCAAGAGCCGGCGGCAGACTTCATACGAGGGGCACCAGTCCAGAGAACTGATCGCAAACCAGTAGTCTTGAAGCCCCTGGATGGTCTCGGCAATGACCTTCTCGCGCTGCTTCTTCGCCTTCTGAAAGCGCTTGAGTTCAGCGATTTCCTGCTGAGTTTGAAGCCACATTAGGTCGGCGTCGGGCCTGATGATCTTGTCGCCCAGCATGCGCTTGCCTTTGCCGCGATTGCACTTGTCGCAGGCGGTGATCAGATTCTCTTGGTCGTCAGTGCCGCCTTCGGCTACCGGGTGGATATGATCGACCTCGAGAACTACCTTCGGCGGTTGGACCCCGCAGTATTGGCAGGTGAAATCATCGCGCTTGAAGACTTCAAAGCGCAGTTTCTTCGACAGGGTCTTCCGATCGCTCACGTCCCCTCCTCACACCCACACCATCCGTGGCACCGCAGCTTGCCGCACGAGAAGCACACCATCCGCGCGTCGGGCCAGGCGTGGGCGTGGCCGCACAGTCCGCACCTGCCTGTCAGCCGGCCGAGGTCCTCCGTAGTCTCCCCAGCTATCCGGCGCCGCTCCTGCAGAGACCGCGTCCGGGCGGCGCTGTGGCCTATGTGGCGGATCACCCTTCCTCCTCTCCAACCACCGCCAGCACGTCCCCCGTGAATCGCGACAGGATCTGCACCGGCCCGCGTCCCTGCTCCGCCAACTTCTCCGCGTACTTCTCCGCAACCACCAGGTGTCGGAAGGGGTAGCTCTTGCCACGTTTCGGGACCACCAACAGTCCCTTGGTTTCGTTCACAGCGCCGCCTCCAAGTCCTCAACGCATCTCACGACCAGGTACCGCCCACCATGGGCCTCGCATGTCTCTCGGAACGCTTCCTGGTGGGCGCTCAGGCGTCCCGTTGCCGTTTTGCACTCGATGTAGGTCGTCACCCCGTCACGAAGCGCCGTCAGATCGGGGAAGCCCCGGCGCGAGCCGAGCCCCTGCTGATGCCGCGTGACGTCGTAGCCCTTGAAGCGCAGCCAGTCTCGGGCCTGTGTCACGACGGCCGACTCGGGTTGCTGACCGCGGGACTTGGCGACGAGACGGCGGGCCTCCTCGGGGGTTGTGCGTGTCACAGCAGCCGCCCCTGAACGTGAGATTGAGCCTGTCCGTATGCAGGTACTTTCGACTCAAGCTCAGCGTGAGGGTGAATCTTCGCCCCCACAATGAAGCCGCTCTGGAACTCCTGCAGGATCGTCACCGCCGCCTCTCTACCGTAGGTGTCATGAATGGCGCGGACAGCAGCGACGTATGCGGGGTCGGGTAATAGGTCACTCAGTGCGAGTGTCACTCCGCGGTCCATTCCTCACCCGTAGCCGTCAGCTCCCCCAGGTCGACCAGTTTGATCTTCACGCGTCCCTCGCGCTCGAAGTACGTCTCCCGGGCCCCTTCCGTCCGCTTCACCCACGCCGCCCCCGGCTGCACCACGTAGCCCGAGGCGCGGATCTCCACCACGGCTCCGGGGCCGAGGCGGGCACCGTTCAGATAGGCCTGGTACTGCTCCTGGGTCAGCTCGATCGTGCCGCTGATGGACAGCTTGACCATGGGGACGTCGGATCTCCGTACCGGCGGGAAGAGTTCCGTGGAAAGGGTCATCTGCTCTACGCGCTGCTCAAATTCCCCCGCCGGCATAGTGACGCTCTTGCCGCCGCCCTCGACTGTGATGGTGGACTCATCCATTGGTGCCTCCTTTGGCCCGCATCGGTAGCAATCGCGGACGTCGGTTTTGATACCAGGATGCCGAGGGCACGTTGCCGCTCGCATCACTGGACCCACCTTCTGAACTTGACGACATCGAAAATGCAGGAGTCTGAGACTCCAAACTCCTCAGCGAGCGATGTTTTGCTCCTGCCGCCCGCCGCTAGTTCTCTGATCCTTCCGACCAGGCCCCAGTCGAGCTTGACGTGCGAACATCTGCGGGTGTTCTCTGCGTGCGTCGCGGCGACCATGTGATCGGGGTTGACGCACGCCTTGTTCCCGCATTGATGGTCCGGCTCATAGCCCGGTGGCAGCGGCCCGTGCTTCTGCTCGTAGTAGTAGCGGTGCGCCCCGTGCCACTTGCCGTCCTTCTGAAAATGACCGTAGCCCGCACCCTTCAGCGCTCTTTGCCACACCCAGCATCCAGTGATCGGATCAACGCGATATGGGACTTGGGACTTCGAGACGAAACGGCCGTCTGGCCCCGCTTCAGGCATCATCATGGTCCTCCTTGGTGTCGGTTCGGATCCCGGGATGGGCGGGACACGTAGCTGCTCTCACCCCAGCCTCCGCCTCTCCGGCCACGCGCGCCCCAGGTCCCGCACAGTCTTCTTCGCGGCGCGCAGCATCTCTATCAGGGTCAGATCGTCGTACTCCTGCTCCGCCCGGGCGATGGCCTCGTCGAGGATCGTGAGCGCGTCGGTGGAGCGGCGTTCGTTGTAGAGGTTGATGATGTCGGTGGCGGTGGTCATGGC